GAAAGGTTGGAGAACTTACGCAAAAGACTTTTTAGAGGACGCAGGTATAAGTGTTCTTGATCCTACACGAAGAATCAGTTATCATGACCAAACTCTTAATGATAAAGGTCTAGAGCAAAATATCGCTAATAGAATCTTTAAACAAGATTTAAGAGATATTGCGCGTTGTGAAGTTCTTTTAGTAGACATGAGGGAAGTGCCGAATATAAAAGGCCAAGGTACTGCAGCAGAAATAATGTTTGCTCATATGAAAAACAAAATAATAATTGTTTGGAAAGCACCTTCTGACCAGTTGAACCCCTTTGTAACAGCCATGGCTACTGAAACCCATATTACGTTGCAATCATCTTTGGGGGCATGTGTAGAATATGCAGAGTGATGACAATTCTATAACTGAGTGTTACTACGAAGTAAAAGTAAACGGTGTTTACTACGACTTTTTTATGGGCTACGAAACAGCAGTAGAAGCGTGTGAAGCGTTACTATTAGAAGAAAGCCGTAGAGTAGAACTTTACGAAGTGGAAAACAATAAAACTTTTTTAGGAGGTTGGAATGGAAAATAAAACTTATACCGTTATTTCTTATTACTGGCACAAAGAATGGGATAAAGAGGTTTCTTGGCAGACCCACAATGGTTGTAGTGAAGATTATGTCGAGCGTACTGTGTATCATCAAACAAGTCGCGGATTTAAAGTTAAAGTCTTTGAAGAAAAGCTTGTTTTTGTTTCTGAATATGAAGCAAATAAAGAAGAAGTTGAGACTTGTAACTATGACGATCCTGACTTTGATGATGGAGAGTGGAGTAAGTTTGAGTATAACCTTGAAGATGATGGTTATGCATTTGCGTCTGCAGGTTTTGGAACTGACGAAGATTATGAGCGTGGAGGCTCTTTGTAAATGTCAAATCATAAAATGAAATATGTAGTTAAAATGACATGGGGAGAAACTTTTGAAACTAAAGAAGATTATCCTTTTGACACTCATGCAGAAGCCCTTGCTTTTATTAAAGGAGTAGAAGAATCGCAAGGGTGGTTAGATTATGATTACGTTGTAACAAGGGGGCCATTCTATGTACAAAATTAATGTAGCAGAACGTTATGGCCGCAACTGGAACGATACAGAAGACGCTTATAAGTTTCTTTTTCGTATCAAAGATGATGATTTCTTTCGTATTCAGAAAGCAGCCTCAAAAATTAAATCTCAATTCCCTTCGCCAGAATACCAAGTAACGTGTCACGTTGCACCTACTTATTCCTGCGAAGTGGAAGACGACTTTAAAACAGAAGTAAACAATGATGACAATGACGAGTATCCTTACTGAGCTGGAGAACAATGAAAATGGGAATAGCACCGAGAGTGTATGAGATTCATATATGGCTTAAAGATGAGCTAGGCGATTGGTATTGGGAACCTGAAGGTGGAGCTTTTGATTCTTATGAGAAAGCTGTAAACTGGTATCAAAAATACAAAGCAGGAGGTTATAACGTTATGATCGTTGAAACTAAAAAGTTAAGGGTATGGGAGGATGGCATTGAATATAAATAAATTGGATCGACAACAAGTGCTAATTCCAATTAATGAAGCAGAAGAAATTTCTGTTGTTTCTATGAACGGTAAACCTGAAATAGCTATTTGTGGGCCAGAGGGCGTATATCATGATACAGTAACAATGATATATGGCCCAAAAAGCCTACTAAGATTTATGGAGAAGTATTTTGGAGATAAAATTGATGACTAGCTGTATGACAACCGCTTATAATCATGTTAACAAAGATGGAAAGCATAGAGTATATTGGATTCATGTTCCACAACACCGAGGACATCATCAAGGATATGTCGGTCGAAGTAAGTTGAATGAAATTGGATTAGGCCTTAGGTATGGAATTGAAATATCTGAGGCTTTTAATCCTAGCGCTGTTCGTAATAAGCGTAGGGTTCATACTTTTATGAAAAGATATCAAGAAAGCGTATTTATAGAAACTATTGCGGAAGGATTAACAAAGGAAGAAGCAAAAAAGCTTGAAAAAGAACTTAGGCCTAAAGATAATAAAAGTGAAGACTTTGATAAGTATAATTGGAACGAAAAAAAGGGTGGATGAATGAAAGCCGCTGTATACTGGAATTTACATAAAGACATTTTTTCAATTCAGTCCCGTGAGGCGAGCGGTTACGGCAAAGTTGTCGCTCATACAGACTCAGTAGTTGTAGCACAACCAAGGTTTGTCGTTAGGCAAGCTGGACGAGAAAAAGTGTTAAGAGATAAATCTAAAAACGTACATGCTTTTGTTGTAGGTAAAATTGAATATGATATGTTCTTTAGTCTTGGAAAAGGTAGGCTCATAACTTACAATCCTTACAAATATAAAAGTTTTGTATTTGCTGACACTAAAGAACCAATTACAAAAGGGGTTTTAGTACAACTAAGGACTCATGAAAACAAACCTGTAATGGAGTTATACCAATGAGAGAGTTATATAGTACAAGGCTTACTATAGAAGACTTTAAAGGTACTAATGCTTTTGATATTGATATCTGCGGTTATCTAACTACAGGTGGTTCAAATAAGCATTTTTCAGATGAACCTGCATGGATAGCTTGCGAAATCGAGGGCATCTATAATGCTGAAACTGGAAAGAAAATCTCTAAAAGATTGTATAACTATTTAATCCAACTTTATGGTAGTTGGTTTGAGGAGGAACTATGCGATGAATACGAAAAAAGATGATTGGCGAATAATAGATGATTGCTTTGAAGAGAGAGCGGCTATACTTGAATATGACGCACACTTTTCAAGATATGAGGCAGAACAGAAAGCAGCCCAAATGATGGGCTACTCAAACAAATCGGTACTTAAAAAACATGTACAGGAGTTAAAAGCAAAAAAACATGGATAAGTTTACTTACAAAGTGTCCAGAAACAACTCACTACGAGAAATAGAATGCACTACTAATAGTTGGCAAGAGGCGATTGATTGTTGGTCTCTTTGGAGTAGTAGGCAACACAATCCTGTCATTCACGTTTTTGGAAATGGTTACGATAGACTTATACCTTCCTACGATGGCATTTCATCTTGGACAGAACTTCTTATGGATAACAAGTATAACAGAGTAGAAAAGAGAATCATGAAAGAACTAATCGAGCAAGAGAATAACGGCATGGAAACTGTGGAAGTTAAAAAAGATATTCGTTTTAGAGATGAAATACCAAGCCTTATGGGGAAAGTATTTGGTGGTTCAGAGAAAAAATGGGAAAATATGAAAAACGCAGAAAAAGATGCGATCATTAACCCAAAACACTACAAGATGATTCCCCCCGAAGCCTATGAGAAACACCCCGATGGTTTGGAGTACATGGATTTAATGGAGTATATACTTGCCCACCATAACGGTGTACAAGGCCACTTACTAGGTCAAATATTCAAATATGCTTGTCGTTTAGGTCGAAAAGACTCTATAGGCCAAGATGCTAAAAAGATCGAGTGGTATGCTAACAGGCTTGTAAAGGTTATTGATGGCGTGGCCTGATTTCGTAGAAAAAATGAACTATGAGGATAAATATATGTTAACTCAAGAAGAAATTGACAATTGGAATGAGGGATATGGCGCAGAGCATAGAAAACAATTTGAAAAAACTCGTCCTACTTTGAAAAAAGCTTTACAAAGTTTAGACTCTGCAATTCATTATTTTCATGAAACAGGTGATTGTGAGTATGAAATTCTTGATGAAATATTCGGGGATATATACGATGCACAGGTTAAACTTAAGACTTTATTAGATGAGGATGATTAATATAAATGGATTACAGATGTATCCGTAGAATGGCAAAAATGTATCGTGAATGGTATCCTGATGTAACAATCAGGAGAGCAATACACGAAGCCTTAATAAGCTACGAACTGTATAAAGAGACAGAAGTGGAAATTATGGATGAACACTATAGTAGATACACTTAAAAAATTAGAGTTTGATATGGATAATACTACTTATTCAAGCTTAGCAAACTCATTAGAATTTTGGGCAGGTCAGTTTTGGTTAAAAAATATCCATGAGGGTAATGGAGATCAGATAGCATTTCTCTTATACAACTTGTCAAAAGAAATGAGGAAAGTTGATGAAACTAGTATTTGATATTGAGGCAGATAATCTTTTGCCTAAAATATCTAAGTTTCATTGTGCAGGTGCAATTGATGTCGAGACTAGTACTGAGTACTGGTTTCGGCCACATCAGCTAAATGAATTCTTAGAACTACTAGATAAAGCAGATATTATTATAGCTCACAATGCGCTTGGTTATGATGTTCCTGCTTTAACTAAGCTAACAGGTTGGAACCCTAAAGCAACAGTACAGTGTACTAAAGTAATGTCTCAAGTTCTTAATTACCGTAGATTCGGGTTTGGGCATTCTCTCAAGAAGTGGGGCGAATACTTCAGAGACAACAAAGGAGAGTATTCATCGGGCTTTGAAGAGTTTAACGAAGACATGTTCGTGTATATGCAACAAGATGTTCGTCTTGGTGTAAAAGTATACAAGCATTTAATAAAAGAATTACAAGACTATGTTAAGGTTTCTAAGTCTAAGAAGATACTCAGTGCGCTTAGATCCGAAATGGACATGGACATGGTTATGACAGAACAGTGTGAGAACGGTTGGAAGTTTGATCTAGAATCAGCTAAACGACTTCAGAACACTATTAACGACAAAATGAATGTTATTTCCGACTTTGTGAATCCAAAGCTGAAAGGAAAAGCAGTCGTAGTGGACCCTGATACAACAATAAAACATGAAACAAAAACAGGAAAACGCTATGCGAAGGAGAAGAACCCAACTTTCACGAAAGCAGGAAAGCTATCTTCCCACATTATCAATTGGTTTGGCTCTGATATGGGCAGCACTGTTGATGATTCCAAAGTCGTTGGCCCTTACTGTCGGGTTGATTTCTCTATTGGTGATATTGGTAATACTGATACGGTTAAATCTTATTTGGGATCAATTGGATGGAAACCAGACGAATGGAATTGGAAAAAGATCAATGGAAAATTCGTCAAAGTCTCCGCGAAACTCACAGATAGTTCACTGGAACCGTTAGGGGAGGTTGGACAGGCATTAATGGAGTACTATACTCTTAGGTCAAGGAAATCAATTTTAGAAGGGTGGTTTGAATATGTCGATGAAAATTCAAGATTACATGGAGACGTTTTTAATATCGGTACTCCAACGTTTCGGCAAACACATAGAGTCATCGCCAACTTACCTTCAGGGAAAGCAACACTTGGCCCCGAATTCAGAAGGCTCTTTGTCTCAAGAGAAGGATACAGACTAGTTTCTGCCGACTCCGCTGCTTGTCAGCTTCGGCTTTTAGCTCATTTCATGAAAGATTCGGCATTTACAGATACTGTCCTTAACGGGGATATTCATCAAATGAACGCCGATATTCTCAACTGTAGCAGGGATCAAGCAAAAAGATTTATATTTGCCTACTTGTATGGAGCAGGTGCGCAAAAGCTTAGTGGTTATATCGGTAAAACAGTTTCTGAAGCAAGATCTGCTATGAAAAAATACAAAAAAGAATTACCTGCCCTTGCTAATTTAATTGATCGAGTTAATTATCTAGTTGAAAAACAAGGGTTTATCCCTGGGTTGGATGGCCGCAAAATTTGTTTAGACCCAAGTGATAGGCATAAATCCTTGAACTATTTAATACAAGGGGCCGAAGCAGTTGTTATGAAATATACTGTAAATATGATTCATAAAGAATTAGCTAAGGCTAACATTGACAGTGATATTCTTTTATTTTATCATGACGAAGTTACTTAT